GGTCTTCCTCGCGCCAGGAATGACAAGCAACGACACGGTTGGATATGGGGTCAACGGAAACGTGTCCACAGGGCTTCCGTCAGTGACGTTGAACGGTACATTTCCGAGTGACGGCAGCAGTGCTCTTCCGCGACTTGCAAAACCAAGAGTGACCTCCGTCGGAGCTGGGATCGGTACGTTCAACGCGTCGCCGGCGCTCACGGCAACCTATACTCCGGAGCAAGTCGCTGACGTATTGAAAAAATACCTATTTCCTACGACCAGCGGTCCCGGAGCGGACAAGGTCCTCGTACGCGATTCGGCCGCTGCGGCGGGCGTTCCCAGTCGCAACAACGTCTTCGAATACGGATTTCCCGAGATCGATCGGGCGTCGGAGCAGCGATCTGAACCTGCTGGAGGCCTGCTTGGTCTCATCCGGGATTACATGCGCAGCAACGGCTACTAGGCCGACTGGCTGTTGGCTTCAGTGCAGCTTGTGAGCTGCAAAGACACGAGTTCAATCAAACATGGTCGTTCCCTTGCTTGCCCTGGCGCCATCCGCGCCGTTGGGCTCTCTCGTTACGCATGACGTCACTATCGTCACTACGCGTAAGCTTGCCCAGGCGCGCGTGATGGGCGTCCCGCCGGAGGAATTCGGTATCGAGCGCGGCGCGCGCAGCATTCGCCAGTGCAACTACTGTTTTCATGACGTCGTCACCAAGACCGAGGGGCAGTTGATTGCCGAGGGTTTTGATGCAGGGCAGATCAGATCGCTGCGGCCTCATACCGGGACGACCGAGATCGAAACGCTGGCGCGCGACACCGTGGAGGAACATCTTTCGGCCGCCGCAGGCGCCGGCAGTGTGAATTCCGCCGCGAGGCTCGTACGCATCACCGAGCACTATGTGCGGATGGACTATGAAGGAACGGGAAGGCCTTGCCTTTACCAGGTCCTTACCGGCGGCGACCAGGCCGAGATCCTTCGCAAGGATGACAAGGAATGCATCACGCCGTTCGATGAGATCCCCTTTGCCGCGACGACGCCGGTGCCGGTGACGCATCGCTTCTTCGGCCGCTCGATCGCCGACCTTGTGATGCCGTTGCAGCGGGAGAAGACCGCATTGAAGCGCGGCGCGCTCGACAATCTCTATCTGCACAACAATCCGCGCGTTGAGGTGGCCGAGCACAATGCCGGCCCCAATACGCTGGACGATCTCCTGGTGTCGCGGCCGGGCGGGGTAGTCCGTACCAAGACGGTGGGCGGACTCAACTGGCAGGTGGTGCCCGACATCACCTCGTCCATCTACCCGATGCTGCAATATCTCGATGCCGAGCTCGAGACGCGTACGGGGCTCAGCAAGCAAGTCCAGGGCATCGATGCCAATGCCTTGCAGAACCAGTCGGCGACCGCGGTCGCGCAGGTGTTCTCCGCCTCTCAAATGCGCATCAAGCTGATTGCTCGCCTCATGGCCGAAGGCGTCCGGGATATCTTCGCGCTTTTGCACGGTACGATCCGCAAGCACGGTCAGCGGCAGGAGACGGTGCGGCTGCGCAATTCCTGGATCAGTGTCGATCCGCGCAACTGGAAGACGCGCGACGACATGACCATCAATGTCGGGCTCGGCGCGGGCGGCAAGGCCCAGCAGTTCGCCCAGGCCATGGCGATCGCCAATATTCAGAAGGAACTCGTCGCCGGCGGCAAGAACAATCTGGTCGGCGATCGCGAGCTCTATAACACCGCGGCCGAGCTGACGCGGATCATGGGCCACAAGAACCCGGATCGGTTCTTCAACGATCCCACCGCCGTCAACCCGCAGACCGGACAGCTCCTGCATCCGCCGCCGGCGTCGCCACGGCCGCCGCCCGACCCGAAATTGCTGGCATTGCAGGCGAGGCTGCAGGCCGATCAACTCGCGGCTGCACACAAGGCGCAGATCGAGCGCGAAAGAGCGCAGGCGGACGCGATCCACCAGCAGGTGAAAATGCAGGCGGAGATTCAGCTCGCGAAGATCAGGGCTGGCCTCGAGGCCAAGATCGCGCTGCTCGACGCGCACCTGAAGACACTTGCCCAGGAGCAGAAGCGGCAGCATGCGCAGGAGCAACACCGGATGGATGTTGCAGAGGCAGCGCTCGATCTTGCCGCGTCGGCTGCAAATCATGAGATGCAGACGCGACGGTCGACCGGCGGTGAGGAGCAAACGGATGTCTGACGAGAGCACACTGGAGCGGACGGCGGCGAGGGCAGTTCGGGCCGAGGCGCTGCTCGATGATGAACTTCTGAGCGATGCCTTCGACAAGCTCGAGAGAAACTACATCGCTGCCTGGCGCGCCACTACCGTCGACGATGCCGCCGGTCGCGAAAAGCTTTTCCTGGCTATCAACATCGTCGGCAAGGTGCGCGATCACCTTGCAAGTGTCATTGCCAACGGGAAGCTGGCGCGGGCCGAGTTGAAAGAACTCACGGAAGCAGCGCAACGGCGGAAGCGGTTCGGGATTATCTAAGACGAGACAACCAACGAAGGAGGTTGACATTGTTCCCGGTTTGTTCGATAAATCCTAGGTTGTAGCAACTCTCGGCGCGGCCCACGGCGCGATCCGATGGGGGAGAGATTTAGCCCGAGATGGCTAGTCAACGGAAAGCTCGGAGAGGTGTCGTTTGAGTTCTGATCAGGCGCCGCCGTCTCACATGATCACAGGCAATGACGCCGCCGTGCTGTTGCGAGGGCCGACCTGCGTCTTCGTGATCACTCTGGTGTGCTGGTTTGGTGGGTACTTCACGGGTAGTCATTCCCAGGTGCGATGGTTGACATCCAGGCAAGTCATCGGCCGGGCGATCTTGTTTCTTGTGGCGCTGTGTCCGTTCGTTTTTCTCATCTTCCTCCTTCTCTGTTCAGATCAGGCGTTTGCCCAGGGAGAATCATTTGACAGAGAGAGCTATTATCGCGCTATTGAGCATTGTCGCGGCGCTGTTCCGCGGCCCATGGCCCTGAGCGCCGACCAAGCAGTTCTTTGTCTTGACGGTAGGATCGACAAGGACACCGACAGTTCGTTGGTCGCAAACCTCAAGGAAGGTGGGCTTTTTGTTGTTCGAAGTCCTGGGGGCGATATTGCGTCCGCAATCGCTTTTTCTAACCTCCTTCACGACCGGCACGCGACAGTTGTCGTGTACGACTACTGTTTGTCGAGCTGCGCAAATTACCTTCTTATCGCGTCCTATCAAGCATATGTGCTCAAGGGAGCTCTCGTCACCTGGGACTATGAAAGCAGCGACCCCGCTTTTCCATCTTGTTCCCGGTTTGCGATGGAAAAAATGCGCGGTGGAGGCTTCCGGCGGCAACGCGGTTCCTGTCGGCCTATGTCGAGTGATGAAACTGACTGGCGATTGGTTTTGTCGGCACAGACCAAATTTTATAGGGAGCGCATGGTTGATCGGTTATTCGAGCCACCGCCGGACAATCGCTATTTGAGAAAGGCCGCGAAGAGTCTTTATCGTGACGCTGACGTGTATCACCATATCGCGTGGACGCTTCACCCCAGATACTTCGCAGGACTATTCAGGACGAAGATCTTCTATGAGGCCTATCCCGATGGCCAAGCCGAGATCGATGATACGGTCGCCCGGCTGCAGCTGAAGATGCGGGTGATCTACGATCCATGAATTCAGGTCGTTCGGTCGACAGTAGTTGATAAGAACGTTCACTGCAAGATATTTTCACCATATGCCGAAGGGCGCCGCGCAGTCCAAAATGACCAAAACACCTGAAGACAGCGATCCTTCGAACCCGATCCTTGAATATCCAGGCTATTACTTGCCTCCCTTCTTTGCGACGATGCTTGGGGAGCTTCCAAACTTTGCGCTTCCTGATTGGGGAGCGCTCCCACCGTTGTTGCAGGGGCAGTCGCCTACGCCATCACCATCTCCAAATCCGAGTCTACCACCGCCGATCGATGTTGATCCTCCCGCTCGGCCTCCGGAATGGTTGTTTGGTCCCCCGCGTATCGTTCGCTCCCTGGCGTCCGGCCCGCGCCCGGCGGGATTGCCTGGCATGATCACGGCTTATCTCCGAAGCCGGGGTGGCGAGACGACAACGGGGTCGCCAGCCTTGGCCCCAGTTGCCTACACCGCGATGCGGTCGGGTGGGCTGCCCGGGATGATCGCTGACCTTCTGCGTCTAGGCCAACAGGGTTCGCAAACACCAATGATCGATAGCCGCGCACGGACCCCGCTGCCTGCTCTATCGGACACCCTCCAGGACGACCGCGTGTCCTTCGATCGCTCCATAGATCCGGCGTTCATCCGGAGCAGTCGCGGTTTCACAACGTGGTGCTCTGGAAAGCTTGCAAGGTGTCCTGTGAGTTCTGACCGGGAGCCACTTTCACCTGCCATCGCAAGTGATGTGAGGCAGCGGGCCAAGGGATCGCTATGGCCGACATATGTCTTCGCGGCCTTCGCTCTGACATGCCGGTTTGGTGGAGACTTCACGACCTATCTTTGGCCCGACGTTTCCGACTGGCTGAGATCGATCAGCTCCACATGCGCGACTATCGCGATGCTTTGGCTAATCATTTGTATCTTTCTCCCAAAGCCTCGAAGTGCTCCCATTCTGCTTGCAGTCTTGCTGATCATTCAAGCTGCAACGATCATGGAGCGCCAATCCGCTGGATGGCTCGCGGGAGTTGGGTTTCGCGTTCATGCCTCGCCCGTCGAGCATTATCTGGAGAAGTGCAGAAAGTTCGAATTTATCGAGAGTGGCGCAACGCAATTCATCGGCGACTGTGAAATCCGTGAATATGACGTGGGATTCCCCGCGACAGTAGTCCTTCGCGTCGTCATTTACGACCCTACGCAAAACCTTCTTCGTCCAGAAGCGCAAAGGCCCCCGGGATGGAAGCGAGCGTTTGACAGCATCCTGGACAACGGGGTGGCCATACTGAAAGTGCGGGACGTCAGAGCCCTCTTTGCCGACTTTTATGTCGTCTATCTGGCCTACTGAGATAAGTGCAGCTCAAGGAAATCAGTTGCTTTTTCCTTGAGCCCAGCGTCGATCGTGTTCGATCTGCGACGTTCGGCAGACTTTGATGCCCGGAGTTGGGTCGTTCTCCTCTTATCGATCACGTCGAACGCCGAGGATAGCGTATCTCAGTTCCTATCGCGTCCGATACTGACGTTAACGCTACCGACCGTGCATGGACGCAGGCGCGTCCGCGCCGCCCTCGCGCGGATAGCGCGGGCTCCCGGCTAAGATATCCCGCCGTGCCGAACCGGAAATTGTTTCCGCGCCATCGTGCTCTCGAGATCGCAACGTACCAATCAACTCAGAACCTGTGCCATCGTCCGCGCCGTCGCGGCAAACGAAGCTTGCGCGGAAAGCCTCGCGATCGGCCACTGCAAGGAAACACATATGTCTCTCCCGACTTCCACTTTCGTCACCTATTCAGCGGTGGGAAACCGCGAAGATCTCAGCGATATGATCTATCGGATCGACCCGGTCGATACGCCGTTCATGAGCGGCGTCGACAAGGAGAAGGCAACCGCCGTCAACCACGAATGGCAGACGCAAGCCCTTGCCGCGGCCGACAGCACCAACGCCCAGCTTGAGGGTGACGATCCCTCGACCAGCACGACGACGCCGACCGTGCGGCTCGGCAATCTCTGCCAGATCTCCTACAAGGTTGGGCGGGTCTCCGGCACGCAGCAGGCGGTGGACCATGCCGGCCGCGACAACGAGCTAGCCTATCAGGAGATGCTGAAGGGTCTCGAACTCAAGCGCGACCTGGAGACTATTCTCTGCGGTACCAACCAGGCCAAGGTGGTCGGCAACACGACGACCCCCCGCAAGACCGCCTCGGTTCTCTCATGGATCGTCTCGAACACCTCGAAGGGTACCGCCGGCGGTGCCGCCGATCCCGCGGCGGCCGACGGCACCGGTACCCGAACGGACGGCACCCAGATCGCATTCACCGAAGTGCGCCTGAAAACCGTGCTCTCCTCGATCTGGTCGAATGGTGGCAAGCCAGGCACGATCCTGACCGGTGCCTTCAACAAACAGGTGTTCTCGACCTTCACCGGAAGATCTACGGCCATCGAGGAAGCCAAGTCGAAGAAGATCGTCGCATCTGTCGATGCCTATGAGTCTGATTTCGGTAAGCTCAACGTCGTCGCCAATCGCTTCCAGCGTCCCCGTGACGTGCTGGTGCTGGAGATGGAGAAATGGGCGGTGGCCTATCTCAACGGCCGCAACATGATCTCGATTCCGCTCGCCAAGACCGGTGACTCCGACCGCCGCCAGATTCTCGCCGAGTATGCACTGGTTGCTCGCAACGAGAAGGCGTCCGGCGGTGTGTTCGACAACACCACATCCTGAACGATCAGGATCATCCATCCAACTCCCGGGGCGGCCTTCGGGTCGCCTCTTTCTTTTGGAGACCGTAGATGCCGATTCCCGGTAATCGTACATTCAGTACAGCTGATCTTACCGCCTATACGCCTTCTTGCGGCGCGAGCCCTGTCGCTGCCTATATTCGTGTTCCATTTCGCTGCCGGCTGTTGAAGGTCGCCGGCGTTCTCGGGGGTGCGATCACCACCGCCGACGGCACGATAACTGTTTCCGCTAACGCAACCACCCTTGCGACCTTCACGGTGACGCAAGCCGGCTCCGCCGCAGGACAATTGTCCTCCGTCGTGCCTCCGTCGCCGACCTACCTCAACGAAGATGACGTGATCGTGCTGACGCCGTCCGGCGCATCTGGCACATCGATCCCGATGCATTTCTCGATCTCCGTGAGGGCAGCATAAGATGGCGTTTTTTTCCAAACACAATTCGTCGCGGATCGGTACGACCCAGACGATCGCCTACGACAGCAGCGTCGGGATCACCAACGACTTTGGGTCGGGAACGTACCAGATTCGTCTGGTGGCGAATTCCGGCTGCTGTTACCGCATCGGCGATGGTGCGCAGACCGCGACCACGTCGGATCCGTATCTGCCGGCGAATGCCGTCGAATATGTCACCGTCAATCCGGGCCAGCGCATCGCCGCCATCAAGGCGGCGACCAACGGGTTGGTGACGGCAACGGCCGGAACGCTGTGGGTCACGGAGACATCGTGATGGACGGCGTCCTGATCCGCCCTCATCTCGACGGCAACGGCAGCGACCTGACGGTCGAGCACGCCCAGGATGTCGCACCGATCCTGGAATGGAACAGGCAGGCGCGCCGCGAGGAGCAGCGCGGCGATTGGGGACGCCATGTCGCCCGCATTCCCAATGTCATCTACGTCAAGTGGCTCAACGAGGAGCATGCCAGAGGCAACACCGCGTTGCGGCTGTTCACGCCGGAGTTCGACCTGATCGTACAGAAGAAGCTCGATGATCCGGAATGGGCCTATTTGCGAACCGACAGGCCTAAGTCGCAGGCCGGATGGTCAGCGGAGCTATCGTGACACAAATTATCGACTATGCCTCACTACAGGCCGCAGTGACCGAATACCTTGCACGAGACCAGGATGCAACGCTGATCGCCCGCATTCCGACCTTTGTCCAGCTCGCCGAGGCGAAATTCAATCGGCAACTCTTCGTACGGCAAATGGAGCAGCGTGCAACCGCCCTGGTCGATCCTGAATCGATCGAACCGGAATTTGTCTCGCTGCCGTCGGATTTTCAGTCCATGCGCAGGGTCCGGTTATCGAGCGTGGCGGGAAAGCCCTGTCTTGAGTTCAAGTCGGGAACGCAGATGGATGAGTATCGCTTCTCGATCGCCGATGTTGCGGCACAGCCACGTTATTTCACCGTGTTTGGGAACGAACTCGAACTCGCGCCGACTCCTGATGCGGCCTGTACCGTCGAAATGGTCTACCGCCAGATTCTTCCGCCGCTCGCAACGAACGGCAACAATTGGCTCCTCGCGGTAGCGCCGGATCTCTACCTGTACGGCGCCCTCCTGGAATCCGCCCCCTACATCAAGGAAGACGCGCGCATTCAGACCTGGGGTCTGGGGCTAACGGCGGCGCTTCAAGAGTTGAACGACCTGGGAATGACATCAGCCTTCAACGCCGGACCGATGACGGTGCGCGTCTCAGGACAGGTCATCTAGGAAAACGGAAATGGCAAGCTTCAACAAGTTCAATTGCTTCGTGCAGGATCTGGCGAATGCGTTGCACGACATGAAGACCGGCACCGCGCAGGTCTACAAAGTCTATCTGAGCAACACAGCGCCAGCTGCAACCAACATGATCTACAATACGCCGGCCGATCTTGCGGCGGCCAACGGCTACGCCGCCGGCGGCAACAGCATCGGCACCGTCACGGGCTCGCAGACATCGGGCACCTTCAAGTTCGTCGGCGGTACGGATCCCTCGTGGACGGCCTCCGGCGGCTCCATCGGTCCATTCCAATATGCCGTCCTGTACAATTCGACCTCGTCGACCAAGCCGCTGATCGGCTGGTGGGACTATGGCACCGCGATCACGTTGACCAACGGCAACACCTTCACAGTCGATCTCGACCAGACCAACGGCATTTTGACGATCACCTGATATGGCAGCTTTCCTCGACGTCTGTCGCTTCAACCCGACCGCCGGCGGCACGTCCGATTGGACCTATGCGTCGGCCGTCACCGGATATCAAAGCCTCGCGGCAGCCGGTGCGGTCGCCGGCCGGCTCTACAAATACCGCGCCGAGAGCACCGACCTCAGCCAATGGGAGGTAGGCGAGGGCGCCTACCACACATCAACAGGCGTGCTGGTGCGATCGACGGTTCTGTTCAACTCGGTCGGAACGACGTCGAAGATCAATTTCAGTACAGTCCCGCAGGTCGCGATCGTCGCTCTGAAAGAGGATTTGCTCTCGGTTGAGGAAGCAAACAGTTTCACGGCGGCGCAGCGGGCGCAGGCGCGAAGCAACATCAGTGCGGTATTGCGCGGTCAGATTTGGGGACTCGCCTTCTCAACCACCGGATCGTCGGGAACGTTCAGCGTGAGCGCTGGCGAGGCGGCGGATAGCACCGCGGCCGATCTGATGATGTTGGCGTCCAGCATCGCCAAGACGACCTCGGCGTGGTCCGTCGGGTCGGGCAATGGCGGGCTCGATACGGGTTCTATCGCCGCGAACACTTGGTATCATGCTTTCCTGATCAAGCGGCCTGATTCCGGCGTCGTTGATGTGCTGTTCTCGCTGTCGGCGACCTTGCCGGTGCTGCCGGCGAACTACACGCTGTTCCGTCGCATCTTTTCTGTGAAGACGGACAGTTCGTCGCAGTGGGTCAAGATGGTCCAGGACGGAGATGTTTTCCGGTGGACGACCGTCGTCAACGACGTGAACGTATCCAACCCCGGTACGTCCGCCGTTACCAGAACTCTTTCGGTCCCTACCGGCGTTCGCGTCCGGGCTGATCTTTCCGTCGGCAGCACTGGGACTTCCGGCGATCCGGGAGCGGCGGCTATCTACGTCTCGGATTTGCTGTTGAATGACCAGACTCCTGCGCAGGCCGGCGCGGTGGACCTTTTCGTATATGCCGCCTCAGTTAGCGGAACCCTGTTTGGATGCATGGGACGCACTTCAGTCATGACCAACACGTCGGCTCAAGTCCGGACCCGCGTGCAGTTGTCGACCTCCAACATGTCGTTCGTGATCGACACTCATGGATGGACCGATCGTCGCGGGAGGGAATCCTAATGCCCTTCGTACAGCGCACTTCATCCGGCACGGTTTGTGGAGTGTTCGCCAACGCTCAACCTGGCTATGCCGAAGAATACCTGGCCGACAACGACCCGGCCGTTATTTCCTTCCTTAATCCGCCCCCGCCGGTTCCGGTGTCGATCTCCGACCGCCAGTTCTTTCAGCAACTTGCGGCGCAGGACATCATTTCGCAGGATGAAGCGCTCGCCGCGGTTCGAACGGGCGCTATCCCGGCTCCGCTTCAACAGCTCATCAGCGCCATGCCGGCGGACCAGCAGTTCGCCGCCACCATGATCGTGTCCGGCGCTACCACGTTCGAGCGCAATCATCCGCTCACGGTCACGATCGGCACTAGCTACGGGTGGTCCTCGAGCCAAATTGACGACTTCTTTCGATCGGCGGCCGCGCTCTAGAGCGTTTCACGTTTTGATGGAAGCGTATCCAGCGTTGGCGAAGTAGTTGCTGCATTCGGCAGGCTGGATCGAGGTGACGAGGTCGCCGATGTGTCGCCAAATGTCTTCGAGGGTGCGCTTTTG